TTTACGCATGGGCTTAACCTTGCCAATCTTTTTAACAACGCCAGCGGATTCAACTCCCTTAAACGCATTTGGATTGGCTTTGATAGTGCCGTATGATTTCTGGGGTTTTGCACCGCCCTTGATTAAGCGAATGCCTTTGCCTGCTAGTTTGAATAATGACATTAGTATTTTCCTCTTTTGGATTTTGGTGATGATTTTTTGCTGCCACCCTTGCCTGCCCAGAGTTTAGTGCAAGCTAGGTGTTTTGCTGTTCCCCACTTTGCCGTTGAGCATTTGTGGCGAGCTTTGAAGTTTTTTCGAGCAGCGGGTGAATAGTTGTGTCCGTAGCCCTTTGCCCCAGCGTGAACCAGTTTCTTTTTACCAGCTTTGCAATAGAGCTTCATGATCTTCTTCCCAGCACGAGTGCTTGGTCGAGTCTCTCCGCAACGCATAGTTTTTTTAGGACTTGGCATTTTCTTGGGGTGTTAAAAGTTTAAGTAAGTAATCGTCCTCTATCATACCACCCAGTATTTTAGCGTCTGCCCTTTCGGAAGCATCTAGGCTTTTCTCAAGGAGCTGAAACTTGGTTTCCCTGCACTGGTGCAAGAACTCAAGGATATACTGGTATTGTTCGTATTTTGAGAGGAATGCTACTGCATCCGTTATGCTATCGGTTTTCTTAATGGACATTAGGATTCTTCGATGTTCTGAGTTTGGATATTACCCATTTGTGCGGGAGAAGCACCCAAGCGTCCAATCTCAGCATTCTGCTGTTGGACAACTTGTTGCTGATACTGGGCAGCGTAGTTCTGGATGTTAGCCACAAAGCCAGCATCATCTGCCATACGCTTCTGAATATCCTCCTGTTGGGTATACTCCTGTATGACCTGCATAGCAATCTGACCACCATTGGGTCTAGCACCCACAGGTATTCCTGCGTATATCTTAGTAAGGTCATCAGTAACATTCTTAACCATCTCCTCTTGTCCTTCACCTTGGGGCTGTATAATAACATCCGCAATGCTGGGGTCAATGGCGTTTGCAGCAAGTTGTTCGGCTGCCTGTAAATTAAATGTATTGTTTGGAGAGTTGCGAGCTAGCTCAAGGATGGCTGCGATTTTTGCCTTCATCATCTCTGGGTCTTGATTCTGAACATCGAACGAAATGCACACATCGATTTCTTCGTCATCTGGAGAGCGATAGATAACCATCTCGTTGGGGTATCCAGTTACACGGAAGAACTTCTCATCTGGCCCAAATACCAAGAAAGCCTTGTAAGCTAACTTAAGGATGTCGGAGCAGTGTGTAAGGAACTTATCAATAAAGAACTGTTGGCGTTGTGCCGACATTTGGCTACCCTCGTTGAGTCCAACCAAGTCCATCGCTTCCTGTTGGACATACTTCTCTAGCTGGCTAGCTACACCAGAGGTGTTTGGAACATTCATGAACTCAAACTTCTCATTAGCACGAACACCAATCCAAGCACCAGCACCCATCTGCACAGGCGGGCGACCCACTGGGTGAAGAAGCGGGGGTGCAACAGCGAGAGCCATTTGGTCACTCCATCCGTCACGCAGTGTTTTCATTTGCTTTTGTGGGCCTCGGAGCAGATCGCCAAAGGTATTTACATCGTAGATGCGTTTACCAGCGTTGCTCAAGCGTGTGAGAACAAAGGGATAACGGTCGTATCCAGAGAGCAGTTCATTGCTTAGGTATCCAGAGGTAAGTCTTGGATTCCAGACTGTTAGGTAAATTCCTTCCGAGTTACTCTTCTCGTCAATGAGTCTGCGGTATGTGTAAACAACCTCAATCAAATCCTTGGAGTCCACCATTCCATTCATACCATAGGTTGATCCACCTCTGGCTTGTGAGGAACGCAGTGAGCTATAGGTTGTCTGGTTCATTCCAGAATAATCAAAGCCACGATAGTGTTCGATTAGCTCCTCTGCAATCTCCTTGTCCCAGCCCTTGGTCTCCACGCAGTTCTCAATCTCTTGGGGAGTAAGGAACGCTCGCATATGCACACGGGGTGAACGCTGGATGTCGGTAACATACGATGGGATAACAATGTCAATATCGGAGAACTTGGTCTCAACGAAGGGACGAGAAATATCTTTCTTTGCTACTGGAATCTTTGCAACACCGAAGTCACGGAGTTCTTTGAGTGCCTTCTTCGCCTTGGGTATATCAATGTAATCAAACATATCAGTCATCATGGCGATAGTCTCGTCATCACGACTTTCATCCGCAAGTAGCTCGTAGAGTTCGGGGGCTGCTTCAGAAATCAAATTCAAGTCGAACTCCTCATCGTGAGTTCTGGACTTCATTTCCCAATCTACATAGGTAATTGCTATTCCCTTTTCCAGCAGGTTGTTAGCTGCCGTTTCACACTCATTTCGGAAATCACGAATATATGTCTTTTGCATATATTTCAAAAACGAAGATATAACCCCAGCTTTCTTAACATCCGATGATTCCTGTGGATACGCACGAATATTAGCCCTGCTTAGGGCATTCATCATTAGCCCAACATATGTAGTAATACATTGCTCAATGAGCCTTACTTCTGTGTCCGATGCACCATCCCACGGAAACGCTTCGTCTCCAGACTTGGTTAGCTGGCTGTTCTTGCCCAGCCATTCCGCATTTCGGTTTTGGTAACTGTCCTCGCACTGAGATACATACGCAGTCAAGTCGGTGACATCCGAATCATAGTCACGCTTGAGTTCGTTTATATCGGGCTGAGAGGTTACATAATAGGCTTCTAGCTCTTTATCGTCCATGGATTGAGAATTATAACACAGGGGTTTTTATTTTTTAAATCGAACTTTAATATTGTTCAAGAAGGTATTATACCATAGGTAATCTCTACCGATCATGTCCAAGAAGTTGTCCAAGGGTATTTCGTCAATAAAGTTATTGTCCAACCTATGGAGCATCTCCCAGTCAACGAATGCGGAGGTATGCCTAGCTATGAATTTTTTTAATTCTTTCTTGTCGGTCGAACTCTCGCTTGTATATGATTTCATGTCGATAGAACTTTTCATCGCCTTTCTCGATGACTTGAGCTTTGAATACTAAGTTTGGTCGAATGGCTGCCCTGTGGGTAGCTGGGATGGCTACACGCACCTTACGGACTGGCTTTTCTAGTAGTTTACAATAGTAAAAGTTGTCGTTGGGAGTGGGTGACAGTGCTTGAACCCGAACAAACTTGGGCTTTAGGATGCCGTCATCTTGATCCTCGTAGTGTTCATCGATCTTGCGAACACAGCTGGGTAGTATTTCTCTTGTCTGGGGATCGTATTGATCACTAGTGCAGACTTTTTTGCGGATTTTGCCAACTTGAGAGGGCGTTACTCCGTATTTATCGGCTAGTTCTTTTGCTTTCATTAGTATCCTCCTGTTAAACGAACCTGCTCAAAGTCAGTATCCGTGTAATGAATTGGCCCATCGCCACCATTTGCCATTCGCAAATAGCGGATCAAGTCAAAGAAGTCCTTGAGGGCTTCATCGGACTTGCCTTGGGCATTGTAGTTAATGAGGCTGTCGATTAGGTTTTCGCAGTCCTCGTGAATAAAGCATTTGGGCTTGTTGGCTTCGTCCAGTTCGTAGTTCGGGTTGTAGGCAAACCACTCGTCCAGTGCCTGTATCCCTATGGATTCCTGTCTTCCGTCCGAGGGGACGAAATCAAAGCCATACTCCGAGAAGGACGCAAAGAGGTCTAGGTTGTTCTCGTTTTCCCTAGCGAAGTATCTTGAGTCCCCTATGCGTTCAAATACCTCTATACCCATTTCCTCCTCGATCTCCTCAAACAGCGAACAATAACCCTGTATGTCGTAGCCTATCTTTTTGGCTGCTGGGCCATGTTTCCACTTCTCCCCGAACAATGCCCACTCCCCGTAGCTAGCCCTATCTGGCCACTCCCTAGTAATATAAACATCTCCGAGTTCGTTTACGGCTGCCCACAATGAACAGAAGTTGCGGTTACCAGCGGGGTCAACCACTTGGTAGTGCGTAAAATCCTCGCCTGTAACATCTGGGAAATACATGGCATTGGAGTTTTCTTCTTCGCCAAGAACTTGAACCTCAGTGGAGAAAAGGGGTAGTAGTG